ACCATCGGCTCCGAAATATAATTAGATTAAAAACTGTAATTTATCACAACAATTTTCAAAATTAGTCAAACAATATCTCATCCCTCGCGTGTCAAGTAATTGCTACGTAATTTTTTTTCTGGAACTAACGGAAATATCAGCTTTTTCGGCACTTTTTGGAGGAAAAGTAAGGGCTCGTGTTATATAAATGCTATTTTTTCAGGCATCTGGTGTTATATAATTGCTATGTAAAATATTTGCACTTATGTTCGTTTTTTGTTAAAAACAGCAACCGATACCAATCTTTTTTTACTTCACCACAAAATAAGGCAACTTAAACTTCCACGCAATTTCAACCCTCTTTTCATCATACACCACTATCTCCTCTACAAAAGAATCTATCAGTACTCCTGTCACTGCAGTAACACCAGCATAATGCAACAGCTTCTCCACATCATTTTCGCTTGAAATCATTTTTTCCTGGTACTCTATTTCTTTTTGCTGCAGCGTCTCTATCTGACTTTCCAAAGCTTCTTTTTGAGCAGCTATATCATTTATCTGTTCAAGATAGTACTCTGCCTTTCTTCCAGAGAATACATATTTTTCATAATACGTTTTCCTGGCATTTTCCAGATCCTTACTGGCTGTAATTAACTGTTGCTTTTGACAGACAACATAATCACATTTCCCCTTTATTTTTTCAATATAGCTCTCTTTCATCTTTTGATAATCCCCCATCCGCACCATTTCCTGCTGCAGCATATAGAGCACAAGCTGTTCCAGAAACATCACATTGATTTCCTTCACACAGTCCTCATAACCCGTAGAATATCTCTTCCCGCATTCAAAATATGGATTTCGTACATTTTTACGTAGGGTTAGAGACTTCCCACAGCAACCGCATCTTACCGCTCCTACCAATGGATGTTTCTCTCTACCCACAGCCCTCTCGCACTTTCTCTTGGGTTTCTGAAGGGCATCAAAGGTTTCCCGGTCAATAATCGGTATATGATGATCCCTATATACTTTCCACTCACTCATTGGCTTCCTGCATGGTTTCCCGCCCACTTCCTTACGCTCAAACTTATCATAGACCACATCCCCTGCATAAAACGGATTATGCAATATACTATAAATATAAGTACCATCCCATATAAGCTGTTTTGTCTTTGGTACTTTGATATTCTCGCCAGAATCCAGCTTAAACTGAACCGGTGTCTTAACCTTCTCCGCGTTAAATATTCTGGCTATCTGGGAAGAGTTCATGCCTTGCATTGCAAAATCAAATATTCTTCTAACAACTTCAGCTTCCTCTTCCTTAATTACAGGCTTATGGCAATCTTCTTCATCTTTCTTATAGCCAAAAGGAAATTGGCTGCTGATATAGAGGCCCTTCTCTTTTTTTATTTCCAGAGATGATTTTACCTTAACGGATAAATCCTTGCTATAAAGGTCGTATAAAAGACTGCGGAAATTAGTATCCAGATCTGCAACAGTCCCTTTATAATTCTCACTGTCATAATGATCATTTACAGAAATAAACCGTATACTCAAAAAGGGAAATATCTGCTCAATATAAGAGCCAAGCTCAATATAGTCTCTGGAAAATCGTGAAAAATCCTTCACAATAATAACATTTATACCGCTTTTCTTTACTTCCTCCAGCAGTTCTTTAATGCTTGGCCGGTCAAAATTTGTCCCGGAATATCCATCATCACGGAATTCACGTAGTTCCACACTATATTCATCAAAATGTTTTAAAATATACTTTTTTATTAAGAATCGCTGACTCCCAATGCTATTACTTTCATCTTTTAATACTTCATCCTCTTTCGACAGGCGCAAATACATAGCAACAACAATTCTTTTCTTCATAACCTGCCTCCTTCCCTGGAAAGCAACTCATGGGCAGTAAAGTGAAAATGTATCTCTAAACGCTTGTCTGGATAAATCTCTATTCTTTTTATCAAGCCCTGTATCAGGCCTTTTTCCAATTGATCCCCATTTTCCCATTTCATCAGGCTATGCAGGAAACGTTTTTTATTGCTTAATTTGGTCCCCACCATTTCATAGTCCGATTCTAAAGACTTTATTCTTTCCTCTATATAGAGCTGCTGTTCTTCATTTTCTTTTTTTTGAGTGGAAAATTGCTGCTTCGATATTTTACCTGCATGATATTCCAAATATTTTTTACTTAGCAACTCACTCTTTTTCGTTAATTCTTTTTTTGATTCATGGATTTCTTTCAAGATTTTTTCTTTTACTTCCGTAACATTCTGCTTATTCCATTCAACCAGATCTTTCGCCTTGATGCCGTGTAAGGAAAAGTCTATCCTTAAGGTTTCTTTTAGAATGTCTAGCAATTGATATTCGGAAATATGCTTGGAAGCACACTTAAGCTCATCTATGCGCTCGCTGTTTTTACACAAGTAGTTGTAATTTCTTACGGCATCACCTGAGGAAAGAATCCTTACGGAGCTTGCTCTATTCATTTTTTTCCCGCACTCTCCGCAATATAATACATCCTGAAAGGAATCTTCCTCTAAAGGTATTATGTGTGTATATCCTCTTTGCTTACAAAACTTCTTCGACTGCTCTTCAAATCTCTTGGCTACACGATAGTATACCTCTTCTTCCACCAAAGCTTTGTGGGTATTTTCCCTGATGCACCATTCGTCATCCATTACACCATGCTTTTTCATTTTTTTCCTGAATTTTGAACCCGCTCTGCCCTGTAAAAGATTCCCAATATAAACGGGATTAATCAGCATCTCTTTCAGGCTGACCGGGCACCATTCTTTCAAGTTTTCTCCGGACGCCTGGAACACATGGCCATAAGCCCGGTATTCTGTAGGCCGGTGTATCTTCCTTTCATAAAGGTCTCTGGCGATATCCTTCATGCTTTTTCCTTCATCATACATCCGGAAAATATCCACTATAACAGCACCTGCTTCCGGCTCCGGGCACAGCACTTTCTTATCTTTTTCCTGTTTTACAAGATAACCATAGGGGGCTATACCACCTGTATAACTGCCATTCTCCTGTTCTGCCTTTTTGACAGCAGTTATCTTATTTGAAATGTCCCTGGCATACATCTCATTAACAAGATTCTTCAAATTCATGCTTAACTTTGCGTTATCACTATCTACGGTAAGGCTATCATACCGATCATTCACTGATATAAAGCGTACCCCCAGGAAAGGAAAGATTTTCTCAAGGTAATTCCCTGTCTCTATATGGTCACGCCCAAACCGTGAAAAGTCCTTTACAATGATGCAATTTACTTTATACATCCGGATGTCCTGTAATAAACGCTCAAATTCATTCCGGTCAAAATTAGTTCCGCTCTTTCCCAAATCCGCATAACTGTCATATAATTTTAATTCAGGATGCTGTTTGATATATTCCTTGGCAATCACAATCTGTGTTTCGATGGATTCATCCTTTTCATTATGGTTACTTGAAGACAGGCGGGCATAAATACCAGTGTTATATACCTGTCCCTCTGTTTCATTAATAAGTACCTCTGCAAAGGTTTCTCTACTTCTTTTTTTGGATGTTCTTGGCATTATACCACCTCCCTGGAGGAAAGCGGCTGCTTATGAAGCCGTTCCCTATCTTCTTGAAAATGGGATAATAAAAGCAGTTTGGACAACCGTTCTTGAAACCGCAGGGTAATCTCTACCTTCTTATCTTCGTATACGTTTATCCTGAAAATAAATGACATAAGTATATTTCTATCAATTTCTGTCATTGATAGAGCCTGTTTAAATTTCTCCAGATTTACTCCTGCAGCAATGCCGGATTTAAACAGTTCCTTAATCATATCTTCCTGTTTTTTCAAATCAACTTCCGCTTCCTGATAATTTTCTTCATAAATATTACTTAAATTTTTAAAATCTTTTTCTGTTATTAGCCCTTCTTTTAGATCCTCATATAAACTTCCCAAAAGAGTTAAATATTTTTCTTTCTCTTTATGGAGTAATGCTATTTCTTTATCAAACATTGCCACTTCTTCAAAGCATATGTCCTTCTGTTCCAAATAGCTAAGCTGCTCGCATTTCTCAAGATATAGACTCACATTTGTCTTCACGCTTTGCAGTACGATTTCAGATAACACTTCCTCCTCTATTCCATGCCTGCTGCATCCTTCTCCTCTGTGTTTGGTTTGGCAAATAAAGTACACTTTCTCTTTCCCTTTATAGCGGTTCACCCGTCTGATCATAAGTTCACCGCAGTCTCCACAATACAACAAACCGGCAAAAATATGTGCCCTTTCCTTTCCTTGTGCTGCTCTGGTATCTACCTTTAATAATTTCTTTACCATTTCAAAATCTTCTTTTGATATAATAGCTTCATGAGTCGCTTCTACACGTATCCATTCATCCTCAGGCTTTTTTACAGCCTTCTTTACCTTGTAACTTATTCGTTCTTCCCTGCCTTGCACCATGGTTCCCAGATAAATTTCATTCGTAAGGATTCTTTTCACTGCCACTGCTGACCATTTTGTTCTCTTACCTGTGGCAAAGCTGGTGCTATAGTTTTCGCCATGGATTCTCTTATATTCCATAGGGGATAGTATTCCTGAATCATTGAGCTTATCTGCAATACCGGTAGTACTCATCCCTTCTATTTTCCATAAGAAAATACTCTTAACAATTCCGGCAGCATAATCATCCGGAACCAATCTATTTTTATTTAACTTATCTTTCCTATATCCATATACGACAAACGCTCCAATGAATTCTCCATTTTCCCGTTTGATTTTCTGGCTGCTTTTTACTTTCTGGGAGATGTCCCGGCAATAGGAATCATTGATAAAGTTTTTAACCGGAATCACCAGGGATGTATCATTTTTATCTGCTGTCAGGCTGTCAAAATTATCTGTCACTGCTATAAACCGCACACCAAAAGCCGGGAAGGTTTTTTGGATTAACCGCCCGGCCTCTATATAATCACGTCCCAACCGGGACAGATCCCCGTAAGGTATAATAGGAATAAATCCAAAAACCCTGTAAAATCAAGGGTTGGCGGGTTAGGCGTAATCCTTTTCCAACATTATGCCAATCAAATACGGGGGCAATATCCTCTTGAAAAAAACCGACGTTAATGTTAGGAATAAAAATTTGCCCCACGAAAACAGGAGGATTTCGTATGGGCAAATTAGCAAAAACCCTCGTAATCACAAACAGGAAAGGCGGTTGCGGCAAGAGTTTCACGACCGCAAGCCTCGGTGTCGGGCTTGCCCGACAGGGCAAAAAGGTTCTTTGCATTGATACCGACAATCAGCACTCTCTCACCGTTAGCATGGGCGTAGCAGACCCGGAAAATCTGACCGTCACGCTCGCAACAGTAATCGCGGACATAATTGCTAAAAAGGACATCGACCCAACAGCGGGTATCATTCACCATGCGGAGGGCGTTGACCTCATGCCCGCAAACAACAGTTTAACAGGCATGGAACTCACGCTTGCACCGCTCATGGGGCGTGAAATCATCTTACGGAAGTACATCAATAAGGTAAAGCCGTTGTATGATTTTATTTTGATTGATACTTGTCCGACGCTTGATGTGCTGACCGTGAACGCGCTTGCGGCGGCAGACAGCGCAATCATTCCCGTATGTCCTAAATTCTTAGACGCAAAAGGTTTGGAACTTCTGCTTAACAGCATAGCGGAAATGCGGGAATATATCAATCCGAATCTCTCTATCTGCGGTATATTGCTGACAATGGTTGATAATCGAACGAACTTCACCAAAGAGATTATCAAGGTAATCAATGAAGCCTATGGAGAGGAAATCCACATTTTTAAGGATTCCATTCCTCAATCCATAAGAGCCGCCGAAACAAGCGCGACAGGCAAATCAATTTTCACGCACGACCCAAACGGCAAAGTTGCGGCGGCATACGACGCACTGGCAAAGGGGGTGCTTGAAATTGCCTAAGCCAAACACATTCGGAAACCTTGCTCTTAAAGGCAGCAAGGAAATATTCAAAAGTACCGTGATTAAAGCAGACGGTGAACAGGTTGTTGAAATCTCTTTATCTGAACTCCACGCACCCGATTGTCACCCGTTCCGAATTAACGACGATGAACAAATGACACAGCTTGTCGAGAGCGTCAAGCGGTTCGGCATCCGTGAACCGGGGCTTGCCCGTCCACATGAGGACGGCGGCTATGAGCTGCTCTGCGGAAACCGCCGCAAACACGCCTGTGTACTGGCGGGACTTGATAAGATGCCTGTAATTGTTCGCGAACTTGACGACGATAGCGCCGTTATCGCTATGGTGGATTCAAACCTCCAACAGCGTGAAAAGATTCTGCCGAGTGAGAGAGCGTTCGCGTACAAGATGAAAATGGACGCGCTCAATCATAACGGCGTCAAGGCTGACAAGCACTCTTGCGAGATTATGGCAGAACAGACCGGCGAAAGCGTGGCGCGGATTTTCCGTTTTATCCGCTTGACGGAACTGGTAGAAACTTTGCTTGATATGGTAGACACTCGTCAACTCGCTATGACGCCCGCTGTGGAACTATCTCACCTTTCATATGATGAACAGCATATCGTCGCGTCTTGTATGGCGAAATATGAGATTAAGCCGTCGCTCTCGCAGGCGGTCAAGCTACACAAGATGAAGAAAGACGGAACGCTGACGGAAACGGCCATTGACAGGATTTTATCCGAGGCAAAAGGGCTTGCCGCGCCGCCTAAACCAAAAGAGGAAAAAGGGCTTAACAGATTCAAGCGGTTCTTCCCCGCCGAGTATACAGCGGTACAAATGAGCGAGGTTATCACGAAACTGCTGACCGAGTGGAAAGATAAGGCGGCGATGTTATGAAATGCGGCAAGGTAAAAGAGGGCGGCAATCTCCTACATCTTAGGGGATTGCCGCCCTCTTTTGCTTTGTACTAAAAGCAAAAATTGAGAAGAATCATAATTAAACTCTGACAATTAAAATCCCCGGCTGCTCCATCACGGAGCGGTCGGGGGATTTTTTTGTTGCCTGAAAGGGGAAATTAAACGCTATGTCAAAGTACGTCAACGGAACGCCGTTCACACGAACCCTCGACCGTTTCCAGTATCACCTTGAAGATATGGACTGCAACGTGTGTCGGTACTGGCGCGGAAAGAAAGGTTGCTCCCGCGCCGTCTGCTGTTGCGAGGACGAACGCACCGACGCTATCGCTCACGGCAGAATCAAGCGTAAGAAAGGATGGAACAGGAGATGGGACAGGGCGTAAGTCGCGAACAGATAACACGGGCGAAAGAAATCAGTATTGAGGACTATATCCTCTCCCACGAAGCTAACAATGTCAAGCGTATCGGACGCGCCTACTATCTCAAAGACCATGACTCACTCCGCATTAGCAACGGTTTATGGAAATGGGAGAGCCGTGGAATCGGCGGCAAGAATGTTATCGACTTTCTTATTCATGTTCGCGGGTATTGTTTTGTAGACGCGGTGCGGCACTTGGCGGGTGATGAGGTTGCGGTGATCCGTTCTGTCACGCCAAAGGCACGGCCGCCTACCGAGCATAGCAAAGCCGAACGCGCACCGTTCAAACTGCCGCCCCGAAACGCCGACAACAGTCGCGTTATAGCCTATCTTGAAAAACGCGGTATCGGCAAAGCTCTGACACAGGAGTGCATAGACAGGGGGTTGCTTTATGAATCCGCGACTTGGCATAACGCTGTCTTTGTCGGGCGCGACGAGAACGGGAAAGCGCATTTTGCCGCTCTGCGCGGTACAATGGGCGACTTCAAATGCGACGTTGACGGTTCGGATAAAAGTTATGGCTTTTGTCTGCCGCCGAATGACCGCGACTGTAAAACCGCCATCGTTTTTGAAAGCCCGGTAGACGCACTAAGCCACAAAATGCTTTGTCCGATGGTTGACGGGTATCGGTTGTCGCTTGGCGGCACGGCACTCGCGGCATTGACGAGGTTTCTCGAACACCACGCTGAAATCGAAAACATTACGGTATGCTCCGATAACGACAAGGCGGGTAACTCTGTGGCGGCGAAAATCGCGGAGCTTCCGGGCTTGTGCATAATCCGTTCGCTTCCTCCTGCGGGCAAAGACTGGAACGAGGCGCTGCAAGCAAATCCGGCGCGTGAAGCCGGAACATCAATAAACAGAAACGAGGTGAAAGAATTGGAAGATAAACGCAAGGACATTCTGTTTCTCGAAGAACCGTTCAAATACCCGGAATCGTTCCGCATAAAAGACGGTGACAGCGTAAAAGTGACATATGCCTATGACGGAGAAGTCGCAACATTAAAATGTCGATTTATCGACGAAACGCATCTAACCATTGGCAACAATACTTATCACATCAGCGAACTTGCCGAACGGATGAAAAAGAATGGAAACAAGGTTGAGCCAATACCCAATCAAAAGCCGATGCTGAACATTCTGGCGGCTAAGTACGGCGAACCGTTACAAGCCGTTGAAATTCCTATGACCGATGCGGCAATCAAGAAGCTCGTTGGCGGTAAATTTGAAACGGAAGTGCTTTACGTTGACGGACAGGGCATTAACGGCAGATACGGGCCGCAAGCTCACGATGCGATTTTACGAGGTAAGGAGGGCATCGCCGTCTGCGGAGTTGGCGGGGAGAATAACACGCCGACATCTTTGCACCCATATTGGGCGCAGAAGTACAAACGTGAGTTGGGAACAATCGACCCGCCACCCGAAAAAGCTGACTTCTTAGGGAAGATTGATAAGCTCAAAGAGAAAGCGGCGGCGCAGAGTACACCACCCGCAACACCCGATAGGTCGCGGAAGCATGATGCTACGGAATTAGGGTGATGAATCATGCAGGCAGGTGATAACTATTAACTGGAAAGACAGGACGGACGGAAAAACAGCCAGTATTCCGATACATCACGATTTAACAATGGTTGAAAATGTAAAAGTCATTGCGGATTGGCTGAAAGATTATAACCAAAAATACGACATTCGCTATGTCGTTATGTATCATGCGGCTAAAAAAGGCTCTCCTGTTTTAGAACAGGGCTTATTAACGGGAAACAACAAAAGAAAAAACTTCGGTATGAGCGAAAGCGGTTATGTGTACCTTGCCACAACTCCCCAAATGGCGCAAATGTTCGGCGATATAGCGCACAACAGCAATTACACAATATATGAAGTAATCGTTCCTGTCGGAAAGTTATTGCCCGATAAGGGGAGATTGCGGCATACAACGCCGGACGGCGTGAAAGGCAGCAGTTTAGCGCACAGCTTAATCTACGCCGGGAGCGCAAAGGTTAAGGGCAGCATAGAGAGTTGGCAAATCAAGCAGTATGAGGATGAAAGCCGCTCTATTTCCGATAAACCCTCGCTTTTGGGAAAGATTGAGCAAAAGAAGCAAGAAATCGCGTTACATCCGATACCCGGTGTAACGCGTAGAAAGAGCCATGACGAAAGGAGTTGATAAATTTTGCAAGAGCAAATAAATGATAAAACTGTTGCGCTTTCCGTAAAAGCGACGAAACTGACGGGGCGTTTGCTCGCAAAGGCGATGCAGGCATTTCTCCGTCAGGCGAGAGCTTCTCCCAAAGCAAAAAGCGGCAAACAGAGCGTGAAGTCGCTCACGAAACAGGGCGCGAGCATATCAAACATTGAGATTACAGGCGACAATATCGGCGATTTTAAGCGCGTAGCCCGTAAGTACAACGTGGACTTTGCCCTCAAACGCGATGATTCCGAAACGCCGCCTAAGTGGTTAGTGTTTTTCAAGGCGAAAGACGCAGACGCGCTGACGGCAGCGTTCAAGGAATACAGCAAGGTAACGCTCAAAGTCAAGGAACGCCCGAACTTCCTCGCGAAAATTGAGCAGTTCAGGCAAAAGGCAAAAGAGCTCGTAAGACCCGCCAAGAACCGCTCAAAGGAGGGTCACGAGCTATGATAGACGCAAAGAAAATCAAACGGTTCGTGCTTCCGAATATACCGTATGTGTTCCTATGGTGGTTCTTTGCGAAAGTCGGCGAGGCATATCGTCTATCGCCGGGGCATGATACGCTCCAAAAGCTGATAGGCACAGTGAGCGCATTGAATACGGCGTTCGCCCACCCCCTGCCCGCGCCGAACTCGTTCGACATCACAGTCGGACTAATCGGCGCGGCGGCGATTTTCGGCGCGGTGCTGTACCGCAAGCATAACAGAAAAAAATGGCGTAAGGATATAGAGTACGGCTCGGCGCGTTGGGGCGGCAAAAAGGACATTGAACCTTACGTTGACCCTGTTCCTGACAAGAACGTGATTCTGACCGCTACGGAAAGCCTTATGTTAAACGGCAGGCCGTCAAATCCGAAGTACGCACGTAACAAAAATGTGTTGATAATCGGCGGTTCCGGCTCCGGCAAAACACGTTTTTGGTTGAAACCAAACCTCATGCAAATGCACAGTTCATATGTTGTCACAGACCCAAAAGGAACCGTTTTAATTGAAACAGGCAAGATGTTACAGCGTGGCGGTTACGAGATAAAGGTGCTGAACACGATAGATTTTAAGAAGTCGATGCACTATAATCCGTTCAACTATATCCGTTCGGAGAAAGACATCTTGAAGTTCGTCACCGCTTTAATCGCCAACACAAAAGGCGAGGGCAAAAGCGGTGACGATTTTTGGGTCAAGGCCGAAACCCTCTTGTACTGCGCTCTTGTAGGCGCGATACACTTTGAAGCCCCGCCAAGTCAGCAGAATATGAACACGTTGGTTGAGTTAATCAATTCAATGGAAACCCGCGAGGACGACGAAAATTTTAAGAACGCTGTGGATTACTACTTTGAGGAACTCGAACTCGGCAACGAGGAAGAAGGACTTCCCCCCAAGCCGGATTGCTTCGCTGTCCGTCAGTATAAAAAATATAAACTTGCGGCGGGAAAAACAGCTAAATCAATCCTTATTTCCTGCGGCGCAAGGCTCGCTGTGTTCGATATTAAAGAGCTTCGCGAGTTAATGGCATACGATGAAATGACGCTCGATACCATCGGCGATAAAAAAACGGCCTTGTTCATTATAATATCGGACACCGACGACAGTTTTTCATTTATCGCGGCTCTGATGTATTCGCAACTCTTTAATCTGTTATGCGATCACGCCGACAATGACTGCGGCGGGCGGCTTCCCGTCCATGTTCGCTGCCTTTTAGACGAGTTTGCGAATATCGGGCAAATTCCGAAATTTGAAAAGCTCATTGCTACAATCCGAAGCCGTGAGATTTCAGCGTGTGTCATTTTACAGGCGCAGAGCCAGTTGAAGTCGATTTACAAGGACAACGCCGAAACGATAATCGGTAACTGTGACGCGGCGCTGTTCCTCGGTGGAAAGGAAAAAACCACGCTCAAAGACCTTTCGGAGTCGCTCGGTAAAGAAACAATCTATCTGCTCAACAACAGCGTCAGCAAGGGTAATTCCCCGTCTTTCAGCCAAAACCAGCAAAAACTTGGAAAAGAATTGATGTCGCTTGATGAACTCTCGGTCATGGACGGCGGTAAGTGCATTTTACAGTTGCGCGGTGTTCGCCCGTTCCTCTCCGACAAGTTTGACATTACGAAGCACAAGAACTACAAGCTGCTCTCAGACGCGAACCCGAAGAACGCTTTCGACATCGAGCGGTTTGTATCAACCCGCTTAAAAGTCAAGCCCGATGAGGAATATCCCGTATTCAACTACGTTGAGCCGGACGCGGAGATGCCCCCGGAAGCGTATGGAGCCGAGCCGTCCGACGACGAAGAAACGGAGGATTTTGCAGATTATCAAGACTTGGAACCACTATAAAACACACGAGCGAAAAGCCGTCCTCTCCAATTCGGAGGGGTCGGCTTTTTGTATTTTACAACAAAAAATAAGGAGGCTAAATGTCAATGTTTGAATTGACTATCATCATGCAGAGCGGCGGCGCGTACATCGACAGCCGTGAGGTTGCCGAAATCATCGGTAAACGGCACGACAATTTGCTCCGTGACATCGCCGGATACATCAAAACAATGAGGAAATCTAACGCCCTCAATTTTGAGGTCGTTAGATTTTTTCTTGAAAGCAGCTATCTCGACACAAAAGGCGAAACCCGCCCTTGCTATCTACTCTCAAAAATGGGCTGCGAAATGGTTGCGAACAAACTGACGGGCGAAAAAGGTGTACTGTTTACCGCCGCCTATGTTAGCAAGTTTAACGAGATGGAACAACGTGAGCGCGCCGAACTCGAAGCTCTTGCCGCTATGCCCGCACCGCGCCTCGGCGAGATTAACGCCTGCGCCCGGATTATCGTCCGTGGCATGAAAAACTACAACGCGTCGCCGGAGCGGATTATAGAGTTTTTGAAAGAAATCTATGAGCCGTTCGGTATCACCGTCGCTATCGACGGCAACAACGAGGACGTTCCGCGTTGGTACAAGGCGGCTGATATTGCGACGATTTGCGGTATCTATTCCCTCTACGGCAATCCGCATAGTCAGGCGGTAGCGTGTATCCTCAACGAGAATCTTTTCATCAGCGAGGAACATAAGCGCGTCGTAACCGAGGACTACGGCGCTTTTACAAGCGTGAGCGTCCGTTACGATGACTTCGCCCTCAACGAAGTCTTGCAATGGCTCATTGAATACGAACTGCCGAACGACATCTACGGCTTCGACCGCACCTATCACGTCCAGTATCTTTTGGAGTAAGAGCGATGGATAAATTCGGAATAATCTACGCCGACCCCGCATGGTCGTACCGGGTATGGAGCAAAAAAGGCATGGGGCGAAGTGCTGAAAACCATTACCCGACAATGAGCATTGAGCAAATATGCGCGCTGCCCGTCGCTAATATTGCGGCGAAAGACAGCGCACTTTTTCTTTGGGCTACGTTCCCCAATCTGCCGGGAGCCTTTGAGGTTATTAAGGCATGGGGATTCACTTACAAAACCGTGGCGTTCACTTGGGTAAAGACCTGCCGCAAATCGCCCGGATATTTCGTTTCGCTCGGACATTGGACGCGGGCGAACGCCGAAGTCTGCCTGCTTGCCACGAAAGGCAGCCCAAAGCGCATATCCAAAAGCGTCCGTCAGTTAATCGTATCGCCCCTAAGAAAGCACAGCCAAAAACCCGACGAGGCGCGGACGCGCATTGTCGAGCTTATGGGCGACTTACCCCGAGTTGAGCTTTTTGCCCGTGAAAAAATCGAGGGATGGGCGGCGTGGGGCAACGAGGTAGACTCGGACATTTCAATCTAATCATTTAGTCCAGCATTGAGCCAATCGCGACGCATCGTCGCGCAGGCTCATTTTTTATCCCAAATCAACCAATTATAAGGAGGAATTACCGTATGGAATTTTTCGCAAGTGCAATCGACGTATTGAAAACACTCGTTATCGCCCTCGGAGCCGGACTCGGCGTGTGGGGCATTATCAACCTTTTAGAGGGGTACGGCAACGACAACCCCGGCGCAAATGGGCAGTGTCCATAAGGAAGCAACTGCCGAACACTAAAATAACGAGATAGACGGTCAACAGACGGGAATGTATAACGCTATCTAATAAAGCAAAATCGTACAGCAGATTTATAGAATTGGAGGCCAAATATTATGCCAAAAAGAGAACGCAATTTGCGGTTACATATCATGGTAAACCATGACGAATTAACTACCATACGGGAGCGCATGAAAGAAGTGGATAGCTGTAATCAGAGTGCCTTTATCCGCAAAATGGCACTTGACGGATACGCCGTAAATGCTGACCTTGCCCCTGTAAAAGAACTTATATCCCTGCAACGCCGGTGTGTTAATAATCTTTCACAAATAGTCAAGCACGCACAGACGCATAATGCTTATCAAGCTGAAATTACTGAACTGCAAAAAGGCTATGCTGGTCTATGGGAACGGTATTCAAAACTCTTAAAACACCTTGCGAAACTTGTTGCGCTGTAAGCGTATGTAAGGACTTCGGGCCAAGTTGGCCCGAAGTTAAATAAGGAATGGCGCGGCATCGACATGACGCAACATGGCCGGGTTTGGGGCGGCTGCCCCAACAAGCAATTTTTAGGATTTTGCCGCAAGGGAAAATCCTAAAAATGTGCAAGTGTGTGTACACTTGCCCTGCTTGCCATTTAGTGAACATGGCATGGTTTACCAAAAAAAGGGGGCAGGACGGGTTGGGCCCAGCGAGAGGCTGTATTATAAAAAGGTTTAGAGGTTTATAGAATTAAGTTGGCTTCTCCCAAGATATTATGTTGCGAAATACCCCGGAATTTGGTGGGTGACATTCCTTTCCAACGAGTGAATTGTCGGATGAAATAGGTGTCATATTCAAATCCTGTGGCATGGGCAATCTCATTCAAGTTCATCCGAGTATAGGTTAATATTTTTTCTGCCATATTTAGCCGGTATTTATTTAGGTATTCCATAGCGGTACAGTCGTAGCGGTTTCTGAACATTTTATTGAGAGATACACGATTTATATGGGCTTGCCGACATAATTCGTCTAAAGTTATCTTTTTGAAATAGTTGGTGTAAATGTGATTAAGTGTCAAGTTTACCGGGTCATTTTCCTGCTCACGATATAAGTCTGCCAACATTCCAATAATTTGAAGTAGATATTTTTTTATCCGGCAGACCCATAGGGAATCGCTTTGGGCGAATACTTCTGTTCCTAAAATGAAAAACCATTCCCACAACTTCCCGTAGACTGTTTTATCCAAAAGGAAGAACCCCGTGTTGATGTCGTTACGCTGAAACACCGAAAGCCCTGTGGGTATATTTTCATCTTCCTTTTTATTGACTGCTCCAAAAAAATCAGTAGAAAAGCTAAGTGTTTGTGCCGCGATATGTTCGGAATTATTAACGATAAAATTATCTCTGTCCGACAGGCAAAAAGCGCATGGAGCAGTAATCATCACAGTCTGGTCGTTCAGTATGCCCGTAGCCGAGCCATCAGTTACCAGAACCAACGAGAAACGGTCGGTGTATGGCAGCTGCCTAAAACTTTCGTTAGCTTCAAAATCAAGTTCCAATATTCGGTTACGATAGCGATCATTTTGTGGCATACACTATCACTCCTGTTGCAGATTGTATAGTTTGAAATTTCTTTTTGTTTATTGAGCTTTTCACAATATAATCATACAATATTATCGTTGAAAGTCAATGGAAAATAAAGAAATGGTGGGGTGAACAAAATGAAACGAATACCAAACGAACAGTGTGCAGCAATTTGCGGTCTATTCTGCGGAGCG